TGACGTTTTTTCAAGTTCTTCTTGTGTATGACTTCTTTACCACACATGCGACAAAGCGTTGAAGTTGGCGTTCGCTTTTTCGGTGTTTTTTTTAGTTTTATCCGATATTCGCACTGATAACAAAATTTCTGATTATTTATAAAATCAGTAACTAACTTATCAATTTTGCAATTACCACAAATCATAATACTCACTTTTTTATAGACTTATATTAATTTTATTAAACAAAGTCAAGAAAGGGCGTAAAAAAGGTGAACAGCCTATCACCGTGGCGTAATCCGTGGGCCTAGCCAACCACCAAACAAAGAGGAAATTCATGACTGAGACTATGAACCAAAACAGCGAAGTCCAAGAGGTAGCACCTCAGGTCGAAGGCCAAGTCAATGAAGTGAAAGAGGCGCAACAGCAACAAGAGCCGGTAACAAACCAGCACTTGAAAGCAATGCGACTCAAGAATGCCGAGCTCGAAAGAGAACTGAGACAACTGCGCGATGCTCAGATGCAAATAATGCAAGCTCAACTTGCAAACTCTGCCCCTCAGCGCCAAGAAGTCGATGAGTTTGACAAAATCGGTGATGAAGAGTTCATTCCTTTAGGTAAGGTGAAGAAGCTAGCTGAGAGAAATACTCAGAAAGTCCTCAAAGGCACCGAAGAACTTGTACGCCAAGAAGTCCAAAAGGCTCTTCAGAAGCAACAAGATATTCAATTCATGGACCGTTTGAATCGTCAGTATTCAGATTTCTCCGAGATCGTCAATCCGGAAACTTTATCAATTTTGGAAGAAAAGGAACCGGAGTTGGCAGCTATGATCGCGGACTTAAAAGACCCGTATAAGATCGGAGTTCAAAGCTACAAATACATCAAAGCGATGGGACTTTCCCAGTCTGCAAAGGAACAGCGAAGAGAGAAGGAAATAGACAAAGCTATTGCTAAGTCAGAGAAGTCGGTTACGTCTCCTATGGCTTTCGATAAGCGGCCTATTGCCCAGGCTTTCAAGCTGACTGATGCAATGAAGAAAGACCTTTATCGTGAAATGCATGGATATGCTGCTTTAGCTAGCTCGGTTCCCGAAATGACCTAATAGGTCGAAGGGAAAACCATGACAGTATCTATTTCTTCGCTGCCTCCACAAATTCAGCAGCGCTACAATGCCAAATTGCTGTCAACTCCAGAGCACAACTTGATTCACCAGTTGTTTGCTACACCTGTTGAGTTGCCAGACAATCAAGGGTTCATTGATCGTCAATCACGTTACGACAGGCTTGACCTGTTCGAAGTGCCACTTGACGATGGCCAAAACAACCCTCCCCCGCAACAATTGAATCGTGTAGATGTCGATTGCCGCGTACGTGTTTATGCGACTTACATCGTATTAACTCGTCAGGTCACGATCACCAATGAAGACCCCGTCCTCAATAGCTCTGTGGCCCGTTTAGGACAAAGTTTAAGAGAAACACAGGATGCATTGCAGAGGGATAACTTGGAATCAGGCGCCTCTGTAATCAACTGTGTTGGTGGTAACAACGGCGACATACCTACTGAGATGGCTATCTCAGACGCGGACGACGTCTTCACAGTGCTTCAGAATAACTCTGGAGAGTACATCACCAACATCGTGGAAGCGGAATTGCGCTTTGGCACAAGTCCGATTGGTGACGCATACGGTTGTATGTTAACAACTAGAATGATTCCAGTGCTTTACAACATGACTGGTTTTATCAAGAAATTCCAGTATCCGAACATATCTCAAACTTTGAGTGTTGAGATTGGCGGAGCAAATAACGTTCGCTTCTTCGCTTCAGAGCAAGGTTCTGTCACTCCAAATGCTTCATTGCTTGGAAATGACATTGCTAACTGCTTTGTAGCTGCAAAAGAGGCTTACAAGGTTGTATGGCAAGCAGGGGGTAAAGCTCGCTTTATCTATCTGCCTCCTGGGTATAATAACGACCCTTGCATGTTAAGACATACAGCCGGCTGCTCGTTCTACCAAGGGCAGTGCATCACGAACGACCTCTGGATTCAAAATCTACGTTCAACAGGTATTTAAGGAGGTCGAACATGTTACCATTTTCTTTTATTGGGCAGTGGTCTTACACCAATGCTGCAACACCAGTAGCTCAAAACATTCCGATGACGGCTAAGCCCGACTGGGTTTTCGTCAAGGATGTAACTAACTGGGGCGCACAGAACACAGCTGCCAATCCGATTTATTCGGAATGGTTTAGCGCAAACATGGCGCAAGGTTCCTATTTAGCTCTTGGGCAACCAAGCTCTACAGGAGCTGGCGTTGTGACTTATGCCTCTCAAGGCACGTCCGGTGGTTTTACTTTCATTAATCAGACTAATCCTCCAACTTTCACAAAAGTTGCGATTACTGCTGTCAATGGAACGACCTTTGTTGTTTCTACAGGTACCACAACAGGTATCAACGTGGGCGATACAGTACGTCTAATCAACGTAGTTGGCGCTCAACAAATTAGTGGACCAAACCTTTATCAAGTTACTGCCGTTTCTGCTGGTGTAAGCATTACCCTTGGGTATGCTGCTTCTGCTGCTTCCGCTGGTTTAGTGGTTGCTAACGGTACAACTGGATTCTACCAAAAGGTTTATCCAGGTCAATTCCTACCTAACACATTGCCAGTGGCTTACATTACGCAAGCTACTCAAGCAGTCGTGTACTTCTTCAGACAGAACCCATACACACCAGGCGAGCTTGTAGATTTCCAAATCCCAACGCCTTACGGCATGACTCAGTTAAGCAATTTAACTGGTAAGTCAGGAAGCGGACCATTCTCAAGCAATCCAGCCGGCGCAGCTAGAGTATTGAGCGTAACGAATTCAGCGACTGTCTCTTCGATCACCATCGACGTAGATACAACCGGATTTACTGCATTCCAATACCCAACATCTGCGGCTTTCGCAGGTGGAGCTTCTCCAGCTGTTTGTATGCCTGCTGGTTCTGGTGTTGTGCCTCTTAACGGAAGCGCAACAATCCCCGCTTCTCCTCCAGGAACAAACCTTGCTGATGCATTCGACAATAGATCGCAATACATCATGAACATTGGTTTGAATGCTGTAGGTGTAGCGAATGCCAACATGATTGTGATGGCATTTAAGGCTGATTTTGTTAACGGAATCACCAATGCGTAATCAAAAGGAGGGGGACAAATCGTCCCCTTCCTATAACTAAAGGATTTAAATTCATGGAAGTAAGAGAACTAAACAAAAAACAACGTAATACGTTGCCTCCTGCCGAGAGAGATGAGTTAATTAAAAAGATGCGCAAGGAAGATGATAAGATCATCACTGGCATGTTTGAATTTCTTGATGCTCAAGGTGGTTGGTTAGAATTTGTTTATCGGAAATATCCAGGTGAGCCAATTCAAATGATCAAGATGATTCACGGTGAGATTTGCGATCTGCCTATGGGAATAGTCAAGCACTTAAATAACACCAGGAAAAAAGTAAGACGCTACTCGATGGAATTGCCTGCTAGTGGGCAAAGAATGCCTCGTAGCTACGAAACTGTTTCTAGGGTGAGATTTACACCAACGGCGGTAATGTGAGCAGCCCAAACTCAAACTTTGGGCCTCCATTTGGATCGGAGTTTATTCCGAACTTGCAATATATCACGAATATTACCCAGTCGGCTCCTGCTATTGTCACTTTCCTGGGAAATCATAATTTTACTGTGGCGGAGTGGATAAGCTTTCGCATTCCTCCTTCGAATGGGATGATCCAGCTTAATAATCAGAAAGCTAAAATAATATCTATTACTCCCACGACAGTAACAATAGTAGTAGACAGTTTGAATTTTTATCCGTTTATATATGTGCAAGACCCTCAAGTTCCTTGCGTTGCAGTACCGGCAGGTTCTGGCGTTATTGATGGGACGACGACGGTTACATTAGAAGATGCATTTGATAACCAACCATTATTATGACAACATTTGTACCAACATTTCCTTTGTATCCTACCTTAGCAAACGCAGTCACTAAGACGCGTAAGCTGACGGGTTCGAGCAACTCGTTTCAGGTGACGGATAATTATATTGTGCAACAAATGCATAGCTTCTATTCCTATGATTTGCCAGCCAAATTTAGGTCATTAAAGCTTAAGGATATATACACATTCACGACCAATATTGGTCAGGATGTCTATCCCTTCAACAGCGAGCTTTACATCACAGTCAATCAGCCCTGCTATTGTGCTAAGCGAGAAATACGCCTATTCAATGACCCTTGGACTTTTTATGCATCCAATTTCAACTGGCAGCAATTCACTGACTTTGATTTTGGTGATGGTTCAACAGGTCCCTATAGTGGATTCACTATAGCAGCTCCTCTTATCGGGAGCGTAAATAACGATCCAGGGCCTCAAACGATGCCCAATCTTTATTTCCCACAAGGCCGAGTCCAAAATATTTTAATCACAGCAAACGTAATCGGGACTAACGGCGTGGGTTTGACTCAGAATGTGACAGATGATGGACAAGGAAATCTTATCCAAATCTTCCAGACTTCCAATAGCACAAACCAAGAATATGGCTGGACATACTATCGTCAGTACGCTTCTTCTACTCCAACCGTTCCAGGTGGTGCAACAATCAACTATCAAACTGGAGAGATAACAGGATTAGTCTTCGCCGATCCTATTCCACAAGGAACTCCTATCCAGATTCAATACAATCCTAAGCAGTTCTCCATTCCTCTTGCAATCATGTTCTGGCAGAACCAATTTACACTTTGCCCAACACCCGATGCTGGTTACACTATCGAGCTCACATGCTATCGTCAGCCTATTCAAGCTCTTTTAGCCGCTGACATGGTAGGAAATCCAGAACTCTCAGAATGGTGGGAAATCCTATCTGTGGGTGCTGCTAAGAAGATATTCGAAGAAAGATTGGATTCAGACGGCGTTATCTTCATTGATAAGATGCTCAAAGAAAGATACGACATTATTGAGACAAGAACCTATGCACAGATAGGCCAGCAAAGGATTAATACTCTTTATACCGATCAGCTCACAGAAAACTACGGCATGTTCGGACCAACATCAGGATTCGGGTCTATATGAAAAAGAAGTCGGTTAAAGCGCCAGTTATCAAGAAAAAGAAACTTAAACCACTGCCTAGCAAATCTATCCCACTCGGTGGAAGTCCATTTGTTGGGCGATCCACAACAGGTTAATGCCATGGTCGTCATAAAGGGAAAAGAGAAGAAGCTGAATAAGCCCACTTCGATTTTAAAAGCTAATATGAGTGAAAAGGCCAAGAAGAAATTGCGTAGGCCACAGGATGTACAACCAATCCCAACAGTCGCAGTTTAAAGGAAAACTATGCCTATACCAATATACGCACCAAAATATCCACTAGACGGTTCTTCATTAGGTCAGACTAAGGCTGTCATAAGAGATAACCTTGATGGCACATTCCAGACATTAGGCATAGACCACGTGAATAACAATGGTCAGCCAGGTTCCCAGCCAGCTGGATATCATACGGTGTCCCATATGGTTCCACAAGGAGGCGATCCAGCTCCAGTTACAGGGTATGGCCAACTTTATTCAAAAACAGTTGATTCTTTTACCATTGATCAATCTCTTTTTTGGGAAACAGGTACGGGAATAATTCAACAATTAACTACTAATATCACTCCATCTGCAACTGTAAACGGATATTCTTTCCTTCCAGGAGGTATTATTATTCAATGGATGAAAGTAAATAATCCAGTAACAGGCATAACTTATAATTTTCCTGTTG